ATGTAACGGACGTGGCCACACTACCGAAGTCATACCCATGCCCGTCGCTGAACCCGGTGTACCCAGACTCAAATTGACTGATCGTATCTTCTGCCGAGGTCTTGTAATCCCAGGTATCCTGCCGCCACTGCTCGACCTGGGGGTGCCATATTTCTACTGCACTATGCCACCCCTCAACATCCCCCCTCCACCCTTCGATGGTGTCCTGGGCGCCATCCACAAAAGAGTACAAGTCTTGGAGGGTCATACCACTGCCCCCCTCCAGATGTATGTCCTTCCCCTCCCGCCAGACCACAGCCTGGCCGTCACTCACAAGAAAAGATCCATAGTTCTCCGAAAGGGCGGTTGGGCGGAAAACGTCAACCAGCGGATCGAATAGGGCAGTGAAATCCTCCAGGGAGTGATACATATTGTCAAACTCGGTGTTGAGCGCACGGGCGGTCACGAGCTCGTCTAAGAACACGGTGGTCCGGTCCGGAGCCGTGTACCGCGTCAGGATGAGTTCGCCCTCGGTCGGGGCGTCCGGGTAACGGACAGTCACACCAGTGGCCCGGGGGCCGGCACCAATGACCTCGTAATGGAAAGGGGACACCACCCCGCCCGGTCGGATCTCGACAATAATCTGCCCCTTCACCCGCACGGGATGGGGGAAGTAAAAGTCTTTCTGCCCTGCCAGATCGTATGTTTGTCTCATTATTGTCTCTCCCGGGCGAATCGCCTCTCCCTGTTAATCATATATTGCGGGTCCACTTGCCACATCATACTATCCATTGCACGGTGGGTCAATCCATATTCCATCCACCAGAGGTTCGGCACCGTGACCTCTCTTAAAGACCGGACCACGGGGCCGAGGTTACGTTGGGTATGGGCCTCGGCCTCGCGCCGGACCTGCTCCCCCATCATTTGCAGAAACCTCGCCGGGACGGTCATGCTTGGCCCCGCCGGGACATCCACGTGCTTCCACAGGGCCGCCTGGAGGGCCGCGTCCCCGATGGGAGACAAGATACCTGAGCGTCCCAGGCCGCGCACGAGAAAGTGGGGGTCGTCCCAGTTGTGCATCGGCTCGCCCTTGGCAAGGGCGTAAAGCTGTTGGGTGAACAGCCCGCCGGCGAACATGGCGCCGGAAAACATTGCAAGCCCGCCCTTACCCATTGCCGCCTCGCGCATAAGCGGACCCCGGAACATCTCCAGGGGCCACGACCAGAATTGCGTGAAGGCCGCTGACACCTCTCCAGCGGGGGTGCCTGCCCGCGCGCCGAAAATGAGTGAACTGCGGGAGTAATGGCTGGGGTAGACCACGGCCAGGTCGGCCTCGCGGCGGAGAAACACAGCCAGTTCTTCCTTGAGATCCCGTGGTAAAACATCAAAGTCAACCGCCTTGGTCATGGGGTCGGTCTTGAGATTACGCTGGAGCCGGCCCCACTTTTTCTGGTCGATCCCGCTGTTTCCCAGCACCCTCTTATACGCCCCGGGCAGGTCGTTATAATTCACGTCCGCCCATTTCGCCAGCGCCCGGGACTGCATGAGGGTCGTAGCTGAGCGCAATGCCCGCTCGATCATCTGCGCCCCGGAGAGCCGGGTGAGATTGGTCGCGGCCATCTGCGAGAAATTTTTGACCTTCTCCGACGTTTCAAACTGTGAGAATTTACGCCCGCCGGTGCGAACGGTCAGCCCTTCGGTGCCACCGCCCATCTGGTTATAATACCGCTGCATGGTCGCCATCTGCATCGCATGGGTCCAGACGCCGAGATTTTCTGCATACGCCTTGGCGTGTTTGTTACCCACCACATCCACCAGCGCCTTCATCTGCTGGGTGATCCCGCTACCAAACCCGCCAGTGTGAAACCGGGCGGACAGTAGTGAAATCATGGAGTCCTGTGAGGCCATGGCGAGCGGCACCAGGCCAAGAAACTGCGTGACCATCCAGTTACGCCCGGCGGACGACCAGTTGGCGATGTTCTGATTGACCGGGTTGTAGAGTTCGCCGGTGATGGACTGGCCGACCCGTTGTGTCCGCTCCAGGGCTGCGGCGGCCTCCTTTGATTTGGACCGCCTCCAAAAAGGTTTCTTCTCGGACGGCTGGCGTCGGACTTGTTTTTGAAGGTCCTGGGTTATGCCCTCCAATATCTGCCGGGGCCGGGGGCCGATGTCCTCAGAAATTACGGTGTCCCGGATAAGATTACGGATGTTGTTACTCAGGATTTCAACGAAACTGCCCTCCCCGAAACGATTGAAATACTCAAACTCAGCCTCGGGGGTTTTAAAATTGACTTTACGGGATTGGCTGATAGATTTACGGGTATCATTCACCAGGTCGCGGGTGATGAGAGACGACCGGATGGCCTCGGCACTGGCCTCTGGGTCCGGATGAAACTCGGTGTCAAGGTTCTCCCGCATGAACCGATACCAGTCGTCCAGGTTGCTCTCAATCCGTGAGGGGGAGTGTGACTGAGGCGCCCAGTCTTTTATTCGGCCCACATACACCCCGGAGTTTTCCAACCGGGTCAGGAAGTCCTCGGTCACTTTCCGGATCTCCTTGGTAAGCTCGACCGCCTGGCGGTTGCCTGTGTCGATCCCGCGCATCTGCCGGTGAACGTCGAGGGCCAGAGGGGTTTCCCGGATGGATAGTCCTTGTGTTGCCAGGGCGTCCCATACAGGCTTGAGTTGCCCGTGCAGGTAAAGAGAAGTCAGCCCCTCAATCTTTTTGGACACGCTCTGCCGGGCTGTTGGTTTGTAAGATGCGTCCTGCTCCAGAAAATTGCGGAAGGCTATGGCCCGTTCATTTACATCATCAATGCGGCCCAGCCATTCATTCATCTCCTGCAACTTTTCCTCAGCCTTGACCTTGGTGATCCTCTCCTCGAACACCCGCTTACGCCACTCCTGCGAAGCCGCGTGCATCCGCTTGATTTGTTCATCAGAGGACAGGTGGGTGTTGCGCCGGATCTTTTGAAAGGTGCCGCGTACCTCGTCCAGAACCTCCGGCTCCATACCGGCTTTCCGGAGGGTTTGTTCCACTTCAGTAAAGCATTTATCTATTCTGGACATATCAGCACCTTATCAGGATTGAATCTATCTCGTTCATCAGGTTATCCACCTCGTCCGCGTCCACGCCCATCCGCCGGGCATAGTCCGAAAGTTCGTCCATCCCGCCAGCCTCCCGCATGACAGCCTCACGGGGAGAAACATCCTCTCCCGTGCCGGCCAACCTTGTCATGGGCGGGGTAACAGCGGGGGACTCCATCCCGGCGGCTTCCAGCACCCCCATCAACTCCATCGGGTCAACAAGATCCTCCCGCGCCCCGGGGGTGTACCGTGACCGCATCTCGTTAAGGTTCTCGTAGGCTTGCGCCCGCTCGGGGCTGCCCGGGGCCATCTGGTCAAGTTCTGCCTCCTGCATCCGGATCGCCCGTTCGTAAACGCCGTCCACGCCCTGCTGGTTAAAGTCACGAAGAAGGGCGCGTTCGTCCGGGGTGAGTTCGCTACGGGGTTTCATTGCTGCGTCCATAACCATCCGGAACTCAGGGTATACCTCCCCCTCCCCGATTGTTTTCAGCACCTCCCGGTTGCGATTCCGAATCCGTTCCAGGTCATCCGGATTTAACAGCCGGGGGTTCTCCTGCGCCCGGGCGGCCTGGTAGGCGTCACCCAACACCCCGCGTTGTTTGAGCAGACGGACTTGTTCCGCCGTGGCCTGACCCATACGCAGTGAGTGAAAGGCCAAGGCCTCCGGCATAATATCTTTGGCCCGACGGGGCATCTGCCGGGTGCGCTCGCCCATCTTACGGAAATAGTTTGCTATGACCGGGGAGTCCGGATCAATATTAAGAGTCCGGGCCTTATTAAAAGCCTTTTCGTTCCCCTCCGCCAACTCACGCACCCATCGGGCAGCGCCGCCGTCGTAATCGGAAAACATCGTTTTCAGTCGGGCATTGGGGTTGTAGCGGTGCGACAGGTTGCCGTCCCGAAAGGCCGGCGCCTTAACGCCCATGGCACCCTGGGCTTGCTCGGCGGTCATCCGGAAAGGAGCTGCCTGAATGTCACCGTCCACGATTCCCTGGGCTATCGCCTGCTGGTCGCGTCTTGGCACTGGTGCGCCTTCGGTCCCTGACCCCCGGCCAAACGCCCGACGGAGGAAATGCCCCCCGGAGGCCATGCCGGTCATAAACGGGACCGGGGCCAGGGTGGACATCAGGAGGTAGTCCGCCCGGAGTTCACCCATGCTGGCCGCTTGTACGCCGACTTCTATCGGTGAGCTTGCGATACCCACCTGGGCGGCCCCACGGGCTGAATGCCGCATGGTCTGCCCGAGCGTCTTGGCCCGGCGGGCGGCCATCATTGCCTTGCCCCCCACAGGGTAGGTGGCAACATTAACCGGATCGAGCATCCACGGGGCCATGGCACCAACAAACTCGGCCACGGGCCGGGACTCAAACTGGCTCATGTACGCCTCACGCTCGGCCTCAAGGATCTGGTACTCCATCCGGGTGCGGGTCATCCGGGGGTCATACACGACCGGGAGGTCGCCCACAGCCTCCTTGAATTCTTCTTCCGGGACGAAATTGTTCGATTCGTCGTCCAGGAGGGAGGACCACCGGCGGCGCACCTCGGGCCAGTTCTGCCGTGCGGCGTCCGTGGCGGACTCAAATATGCCCCGGCGGAGTTTGGACATGGCGGGGAGGTCACTCACCCGGACGTCCTTACCCATATATTTACGGGATGCCGGCGGGTTGTATCGGTCTATTTCACTCATCGAACAACCACCTCATCCGAAATATGTCGCTTATGTCCGCACCGGACGGACGCTCTACGCCCAAATGAAACCGACGAACGCCGGATACGTCCCGAGTCATACGGTCCACAAAAGTACGGGCGGACAGGGGCAGTTCTTCCCGCCACCTGTCTCCGTAAGCATCCTTGAGTTCCTGGAGGTCGCCGTCCCCCATAAAGTAAGCAGCATACACTTCTTCAGGTTCGCTGTACTTCTTCTGGAGGTGCTGAAGATACATATTGGCGATCAATCGGTTCTGGTCGCTGTCGTGCGGGTCGAGGGGGTATTGCATAAGGTTTTCGAGGCTCTTCAACTGGCCCCCCGGCCCCCCGGCCATGATGTTCTGGGCAATTTCTTGTTTGCGCCCCTTGAACAGTTTTTCAAGGTCGTCTTTGGAGGAGATTTTATCCCGGGCGAACTCCACGGCCTCCCGGTGCAGGCCATAATTACCAATTCGGTTGGACAAGTGCTTGACGTTCATAGAACGGATGGAATCCTGTATGCCAAAGAGGGCCTCGGTGTCCCCGCCTATCATCGAAACCTGCTCCCGCACCTGACTCCGTTCCTGACGAGAAAAATGGGAATCCGCGAGTTCACCCAGCTTGGCGTCTGTGGCCTCCATCGCCGCGCCAAAGCCCTCCCCGGTGGCCTCCATCGCCCGGGCGTACCGCGACGGCGAGGCCAGATCGGCCTTTTCCCAGTTCCGCAGGACAACCGGCTGACCATCTGAATCAGTCATAAGAGTTTCGTCCAGCCGGTGGAAAAACCCCCAGTCCCCATTGGACAGGAGATAGGGAACGAGGTATTCGGTCTCCTCTGATTGATCTGGAGAGAGATCAAAATTTGTGCGGTCATCAAGATAGTTGTCCAAAGCCCGGCGGGCCTGGCTGATTTCCGTCCGGGTGTTCCCCAGGTATCGTTCGGGAAGGTGCTGCCCGTTGGACAATTCGACCGTATCCCCGAGCACATTAAAAACCTGTTTAACAGCATCCTCGCCGGCGTCGGAGTCGCCTGCCTCATAAGCATGGTGGGCGTAAATATCACCGAAAGCGTCCTCAAGGGAGCGCATCATTGCTGAGTCCCCCATCGACCAGGCTTCCATCTGGTCCCGCACTGCACGCATACCTCGTTTTTGAAAGACATCCGAACGGGATAGTTGGGCCGCGCTCCTCACCTGGGATTCGGATAGATCTGCCCCGCTCGCCATAGCGGACGCCATCCGGGTTGCCCCCCGGTGGTCTCCGACACTTGACAAAACAGCGGACAGGAACATCGGCCCCCGGGCGTCCCCCAGTCGGTTCGTCCAGGCCACCATCGAAGCAAGGTCGGGCTCCTCCCCCGGCTCAACGTGCATCAGGGATATTTGTCGAAGGTATTCAGACGCACCAGTAAAATCCCCCTGGTCGATCAAGGTGGTCCAGTGCGAGCCCACCCCACGCAGCTCCTCATCAGAGAAAAGCGGCATGGCATTTTCGTCGTAATCCCAGAAGTTCGCGTAGTCCTGCCGTCGCTTCTGGCGACGGTGCATCTGCTCGGCCAGTGCCGTCTCGTCAGTAAAATCGAAGTTGACATCTATTGGGTCCGAAGTCAGGGGATCGCCCCTGTGCATAGCATCTGCCCGGGACTCAAGTTTTTCTTGTATATGGCCTTTGATCTGCTCGCGGGCTTGCGTCGGGATGTTCTGGTAATCAAGACCATCCAAAGCGGGCTGCAACTCCAGCAACTCCTGAAAGTTGCCACTGTCAAGTATGGGAGCTACGGAGGAGTGAAGCTGGATCTCCGCGAAATCCCGCATGAGCCTCTGCTGCTCGACCGGGGTGCTGTACTCAATAGCGTGAGCGAGTTTTCCTGAATCAGCATACCTGGAGGGGTCTACCGGCGTCCCGGCCCGGGCGGCCCCCGCCGCGTGTTTGATCTGGTCACGAAAGACGGACGCCATTTGGTTGGCGTTCTGGTCCTGCGCCCCCAGCATCCCCTGTAGCTGCTTCTGGAGCTGTCGGCCCAGCGCCCGGGCGCGGTCGTTGTGGTCAAACCACTCACCCCGGTACAAAAGGCCGTCGATCAAAGACCGCGCGGTCTTTAAATCTTCGAGGGCGATAGCTTCATTGAACTCACCCCATACATAGTTGGTGGCAAGATCAATCTTGCCCGACTCCAGAAGTTTGTAATACTGCGCCCGGTCGATCAACCCCTCATTAAACTGGGTGTCCAGAAGCACTTCAAATTCATCTATGGCATCGTAGAAGTTAGCCTCCCCCGGGTCATCCAGGAGCTCATTCGTCTTGGCGGCCTGGAAGTCCTGCACGGCGGCCACGGCGTCCTGGTTCATCCGCTGGCGGTCCCGCTCGAACTTGGCGTCCATAAGCTGTTGGTACGCAGAATCCCCTTTGCGGGAGAGGTACTGCTCGATGCCGAACCCGGCCTCCGGGTCCACCTCGTTGATCTGTTCAGTATATTCTTCCGAGAAAGACTGAAATGCCTGGTGGAAACCCTCCGGGTTATCTCTGTGCTCCCGGCGCAACTCAGCTATCCGCGTCGCGGTGTCTGCTTCGGTCTGGGCCTGGAGGACGCCCAACGCCTGCTCCCGGTAAACCTTCTGAAACCTTCGGGCCATGTCCGCCGGCGCGTCCACCAGCGACCCCGGGCCTTCTGCCTGCTGGGCCTTTAACGCCCGCCGGCGTACCCGCTGGTTAGCATCTTCCTCAGCGGCCTTCCGGGTGCGCTCCAGCGCCCCGCCAAGGACGTTTCTCACCCCCGATAGATCAAGGGCCTGGTGGGGTGTACCCGGGGCCTGCGGAACTCCGGTTTGCATCTGCTGGGGCTGTTCTTCGTATCGGGGAATCCGGGGCATTATTCACCTCGCGCCTGGAGGTGGTCGTGGGTTTCCATACCAAGACCAACAAAGTCAGAGAAAAGATTGATTTGGGCCTGCCTGGATGCCTGAGCGGCTGTCTGCTGGGCGCCACGTATTCGTTGCTGCGTACCATACTCCCGGGTGGTAATCCCCATTCTAAGAGCGAAATCCGCTTCTTCCTGCTCCCTCATGGCAGCACGGCGGGATTCCATTTCGGCCAACCGGGCGGAACGACCCCCGGTTACACCCCGGGCGGCAAAAGCGGCGTTTTGGGAAGCCAACACGCTCCGGAGGCGTTCGCTACGGAGCCGGGTCTGTGTCTCCCACCATCTTTTATCTTGCACATCTTGTATGGCCTGCTCAGTACGGGCCATAAATGTCTGCATAGTGGCGGTCTGAGAGGCAGCCCGGGCTTGCTCCTGCCCCTGCCATAGGGAGAGCCCTGTTTGTAGTCCTATAAGTCCTAGAGAAACTGGCATTATACATTAACCTCCCGGGTTACAGAAGAAACCACCGCCGGATAGGGCGAGGAGGTTTCCAGTTTCAAATAATCCTGTGTGGTCCAACCGAGAAACCGAACTTCGAAGATACCTGTTCGATAGGTCGGTTCAGGCGACGGAACCCCGGGGAGTAAAGGGAACCCCCCTACAAACAAACTGTGCGTCTGCTGGACATTTACAATAGCGCGGATCATTCTGCGCTTGCGCGATAACATCATCCCCTGCTGGGTGTCCCAGCCGGCGGGAAGGAGTTCTATTTCGGAGTTATAAAGCCAGCCAATGACCACATCATCTTGATAGTCAAGCCCCTCCGGAAGTGTAACTTCGTTGTTCTCAACCAGAAAGTCCCCGATCCAGCCTATCTCCGGATCAATTACCGTAATGATCGTACCCTCGAAATAATCCGGAAGGACCTCCAGTTTGTTGTCCCCCGTAATCGGGTGCTCCTGTTGCAGGTCAAGGCAAAAATCATACGTGGGCTGTGGATAATTAAGGGCGAAAAGGGAAATGTAGCCCGTTCCGCCGATGTCTGCGTAAGCGGTGAACCAGGCATTGGAGGACGAAGCCGCCACCCCGGTAAAGGTGAACGCCGGGGGTGGGTCTATCCGATGCCAGGCCAGCACGTCCTCCGACTCGATGATCGTGCATACGCGGATGCTACCGTCCTCCAGCACGATAAATATTCTGGGGCTTTGGTCATTTACCACCGGGGGCCGGTAGGCCATATCCCGGATCGGGCTGCCGAACAGGTGGGAGGCTAGTTGGGTGATGTTGGTACTCACAAACCCCTGCCGTTGTAAATCGAATTGTACGGAAAAAAGACTCCTGCGGGTGTAGGATGCAAAAATAATGGAGGACTCCGCCGACGTGGGGGAGATCGAAGCTCCGCCCAGGGACGAGATCCGGCCAAACTCGACAGATGTAGGCGTCAAAACGGTGTCTGAGGCCCCCACGGAGAACTCCCCCTGACTACCCCCAAGATAAATACGGTCGAGCGTATATACCCACCGGAAGGCGTCCACGTTTTCGACCAAAAGATCAAACTCAATCGGAGCGTCGTCATAAACAGACCCCGCCACGATAGTAAACGGGGCCTGTGTCTTGCTGGCCCACATCGTTACCGGGCGGCTCTCTGTTGAAAAAAGAATGAGCCGGGACTGGAAAAAAGTACAAAGGGCGGGATGTTCTCCGCTCCCGAAAGGGTCTGCGGTTTCCTTCTGCACCCGGATATCGGACAGGGTTAACCCGCTGTACGCGGCTGTGAGTTGCAAAGTGGTCTGGTCGGTAATTTCATCAACCTCGTACCATGAATCTTTAATCCGAAGTTGGTCCCCAACGGAAAACTGTTCCTCAAAAAGCGTGTCGGTCCCGCTGACCTCGGTGGAACCACCCTCGACCGCAACAGTTCCGAGGACCTCTTCGTACCACGAAATTTCTTCGAGGTTGGCATCCCAGGACCCACCGTTTTTTGCTACAAAAAACCGCCGGGGGGCGAAAGAATGGCTGGTGATAAAGACCGCCGGGCCGAACGCGGCCATGTGGACCCCTTGAAAAATATCAATATCAGAAGATCCAACCAGGACGTCGCTGCCGAGAGAAGTTGCTTCCCCGTTTTCGATAATAAAAGAAAAAACAACAAGAGAGGACGAAACCCCGGCGTATGTGAGGACAATAAGAAAATCCATCCCGGCGAAACGAAACTGGAACGGGCGGCTTTTTGACTGCTCAGGGAGCAGGTGCTCCCAATATTTTACGGAATCGAAGTAAGGCCGGCGTTTGATGCCCCCGGTCGCCTCCGGGAACCAGTTCTCCATTTTTTTACACGCGCCCAGGTAAAAGTCAAGGTCCTGGCGCCCGTGCAAGGATGGGTCTATTTCCCCCCGGTTAAACCTATTGTTGGTATAGAAATAAGACATTTAACCTCCAAGGGGGTTCCCCTGCGTCTTGAGATAAATCCGCATGAGGTCGAACACATACGAAGGCGTCTGCTGGCTGTCAATACTCCGGGCAATCCGCCGCTGCTCCCACGCCTGCTGGTAGAAGAAATTTGCGCGTTGCTGGTTGTCTGTAAGTGAAACGGAAAATGCCGCAGCCAACTCCAGCACCACCCATTTCCGGAACGGGGCTGACCACGAAGGGGCCTCGCACCGGTGGATGTAAAGCAACTCAGCCGCGTCGGAGTCCGAGTATATCCGGTCCCCGGCGATCATAAACCGGCTGCGGTCCCAAAAACCGAGAACCCGGAGGGCGTCCACCGGGAGTTGAAAGGCGTGCTCGTATTGGAGAAAATTAGGGGTGTAAGACCCTTCGGTCAGTTTGGACAGGGCCTCCTCTTTCAACGCAAAAGACCACGGGTGCTCAGACAGGCAGCGGTCCCGTGTTTCGTCATAGATGTTGGAAGCCGTAAGAGCTTGTGCAGAGAGGTCATCAAAAGAAGCAAGCGGGTTGACCCCTATGCGAACCAGGGCTTCGTTAATAAGGCTCAGGTTGGACATAGGGGCCTCGCTTTACGTATTGATAGTTTTTGTGATCGTGGACCCGATGTCACGCCCGCCGCTGAATTCTGCTGCCTCTGCGGATATGTCCGCTCCTGTGGCGGTCAACGTAAGGTCGTTACCATCGACCCCGCCCTCCCGGGCGGATAAGGTAAGGATGTAATCGTCTGCCTCCCCTTCCGTGATCGCCCCCGCTTCAACGTCCGCGTTCTCTCCGTCAGCCGTATGGTCCCCGTCCACGCCATTAATAGCGTTTTTGAGGTTCGTGGCCGAAGTTTCCGCGTCCGCCCCGACATCCACTTCATCATCCGCCGAAGCGGACGCTTTGAAAGTATATGTCCGATCATTGACCACCACAGTGTCGTCTGCCGAAGCATTTCCGACGTCTATCGTAACCGAATTGGTCGCGGCCACGGGGGTAGTGGGGCGTTCGCTGACGTAACGGAATTTTCCATCCGATCCGAACAGGAAATCTCCCTTGAGCATTCCGGGCAGGGCGTCGAAGTAATAATCCGCAGTAATATTGTCCCCTTCTGGGATGACGTATAACCACAAATTATTACCACCGGACGGCCCGCTGGAGTAAGCAATCTGGGAGGCGTTCTTAGCTGTAAAAGCCATGATTCACCCCCTATGAGTTAACAGCAGTTGTGGTGACATCCCCGGATGAAATATCACTGACGTACCGGGCCTGGCCGTCGCTTCCGAGGATGATGTCACCCTCTTTCATCGTGGTGGCCACGTCATTGAAATAGTTCGCATCCTCCCAGGAATCGCCGTCCGGCTCCACATAATACCACAGGTGGTTCTGTTCAGTGGCGGCGCCGGTGTAGGCCATCAGGGAGAGGTTCGCTTGCGTAAAAGCCATTTTGGACCTCCTAATGAGGGCCGGGGCGAACCCCGGCCCGTTTAATTATGCAGTTTTCCACTCGACGATGGCGTCATCGTCGATGACCACAGCGCCCATGGACATCCAGGAGTTGACGAGATGCGCGACTTTCTGCGCGATCCAGTCAATCTGCGAATGAATATCCTTGCCGATGGCGAGGCCAACGGACGGTTGATGGAAGAAAAAGCCTGCGGTGTCGGTCGGCATGGTGCCGGTGTAGACGATCCACTTGTAGCCCAGCCAGAAAGCCGGTTCGCGGCCTGTGGTAAGCAACTGGGAGCCGACGAAATCAGAGCTCGTGGCGCCAGTAATCTGAAGCAGATCGGTCAATCCCGAAGGCGTAATAACAGCAAAACGGTTCGCATCCTGCGGGACGTCGTTTTCGTTCTGCTTCTCCGAGATTTCCAGCACGGTTTCCAGATCGAGCGTCGCGTTGGTGACAGTCTCGCCGTCAGCCGCGTCCAGGGCGTCGATGATCTGCTGGTCGGTCTGCCGACCCAGCGCCCACGCGGACGCACGGGCGTAATCCGCCCGGAGATCCCAGTTGATTTTGAAGGTGTCGAGGTCGTCGATGTACTCGGGGGCATACTTGTCCACGAGATCGACGTATTTCCTGGTGTGCTCAAGGTTCATCGGCACAACATCGGCGTGACGGGCCTTATCCGTTGCGATCCCCTTGCCCAACAAGGGGAAATAGACGCGCTCGCCAATAACGCCGGAGCGAACCCGGACGGCCTGACGGAGGAGGGACCCCTCCCGCTGGTATGCAGCTTTGACCTCGGCAGCGTACTGCTGGACAAAGGCGGTGGTGACTGAAATAGCCATGTTTCAAAGCCTCCTAAAAAGAAATTCAGATAGTTTTCATCTTGCAGACTTCCCAGGGTGTGCCTCGAAGGAGGGGCCTGTCCGTTCTGCGCCGTAACGCTGCGGGGTCCCGTAGGATTGTGCCGCTATTTTATTTCACCTGTACACTGTATTTTTCGTTTTGTCAAGACCCGTATGCCTGTCGATATGCTTGATCGACCTTTTCACGGAACGCGGGGTCTTTCCAATACCGCTCGTCCTGCACCATGGACTCCAATTCGGCCTTGGACCGTTTGGGCGTCGAGGTGTCTGTATTCATTGTAGAATACCCTTTGTCCATCATCTTTTGCAAAGTCTGTATGCCACTGGCCGACCGACCCATCTCCTGCGTGATCTCCGGGGGTAAATTTTTTTCCGCCCAGCTATGAAGAGACTGCATTCTTTCTTTGAACACCGGGCTGTCCTTGTCGGTTCCCCACGAGTCCGCCAGTTTCCCCAACTCGTAGTCCGTCCGGATCTGTGTAAGCTGCGGCAGGACTTCCTTCTCAAAGTATTCTTCAAGGTGTTGGGCCTGGTCGTTCGTCAGCCCCATCTGCTTGTAGCGTTCCTCATCCTCCGGGGACAGGGCGATGTCGTTGCCTTCGGCATCCTTCAGTTCGTATTTCTCGGGGGCGTGACCCTGCTGGACCTCCCGGATCTTTTTACCCATCTGGTTGTATGCCTCAGCCAGTTCCTCCGGCGAAGAGAATTTCTCCGGGAGCCACTCGGGCCGCTCCGTGTTTTGGACGGGCTCATTGGGATTCACCTCGTAGTCCGGGGTTTCCACTTCATTCTCCGGAGTCGGGGCTTCCGGTTCCTCGGAAGTTATGCCGGCTTCCTCAAATACTGTGGCTTCCTCACTCATATAACGCCTCCCTGGTATAAAATATTTGTGGCGAGCGCCCTGCGGCCCTCGTTCCACGCGGTTTTACCAATTTTCTCCTCGCCTCCGGGGGTAAAGGATGACCCGTAAGCGATTTTCAACAGCACGTTCCTGAACGCTTCGTTGTCCGGATCATTCAAGATCCGCTGGCAGTTCGCCGCGAACAGTTTTAACTCCTGTTCCCGCTTGTCCGGTGCTTTTTCCGGTTTATCTTCGTCCCACATCTTCACCCTCCATGGCTTGCTGTTGCTGCATTTGCTCCTGCATCGCCTGCATCTGCTGTTCAATCTGCTTGTCATTGTTGAGCAGTCGGGCAGGGATGCCCTTCAGTTCCGCTTTGTACCTGAATGCCTCGGTCGAATTGACAAGAAACATCAGTTTTTGGTCCATCTGGGCGTGTTGGGCCACTTCCGCGAGGTATTGTGAGAGTTCCTGGTCCTCCATCGCCCATTGAGACTGTGCCAGCCGGGAGGTAAACTCGACGTCGATGATGTCGCCGTCCAGCCGGAGTTCTCCCGGCACCTCCGGGTCTGTAGCCTGCAAAAAGGTCAGGTATCGTTTGAGCAACGGGACCAGCACCTCGTGCTCCAGCCGGCCAATGGTCATACCGAGTTCCTGAGCCACCACCCGGGTGCGCTCGGCCACCTCGGTCGCAGACATGGGCGTCTTGTCCGTCGGGCCGAACTGGTCCGCGATGAAACTGTTCTTTATCTCCATTTGGAGCCGGTCAATGCTCATCATGGACACATCAAAGTCCCCTGCGGTAGGCAGGGGGGTAATAGTCGGGGCCTGTGTTTCGTTTGACCCCACGGGGATAAAGCTGCCCTCGTCAAGTGTCAGGGTGTAGGGGTTGACTATCCCGTCATCCGCCACGGTGTAAACACCCAAGGAGGCCCTCGCCGCGTTTTTCAGCGAGAGCTCCTTGAGGCGGTTAAGGGCGCGGATGTCGCTCATGGAGCGAATCGCAGGTCCCCGGCCATAAGGCGAGCCCGGCACCTTTGACCAACGAGAGGCAATGATGGGCGGGTGGAGATCGGTGAAATGAGCCAGTTCGTGGAAGTCCTTGGCAAGATAAATCCGCGTTTCCCAGTCATTGAACTGACCCCGGACAGAAAACAAGATCAGTTCGACTTTCTCCATCGGAGACTCCTTGAGAGCCTCGTATGACGACGCTGAGGAAATCTTGGGGTATTGCCTCTCGGCAATGAAGAAGGGCATCTTGTAGCGCCTGCTGATAGCCACAATGGACCCGTTATCGTCATCGGCCAGGGCAATCTCGCTTAATGGCACGCAGTAAAAGTCGATGTTCTCGGTCCGGGCCTGGGCGCCCAGGGCGCCGGTCCCGCCGACCACCCGGTCAAGAATGAACGGCTGGAACTCCTGGTAGAAGTTGGACTGGTTAAGCAAGATGAATATTTTCTTCTCGATGGTCTCGGTGATTTTACGGACTTCAGTACGCCGACGGTCGGTGGTGATCTTCGCCCCGGGGGAGAGTTTGAACCACTGCTGCCACGGCGGGCAGAGGCCGGAAATTATGAGGTTGGTCAGCCGCTCGGCGGCATTGATGGCCGTAGAGTCGTAGACATTTTTGTAGGACGGCGGAGAACCATCCTGGGCATACAGGTAGGCCCGTTCGGGCAGTGTGAAGCGGTACACGATGTCCCATATACCAACCCACTGCTTTTTGCCTTCTTCGAGGTGTTTGAGGTATTTCTGGAGTTCCTGCCGGTCCATTACCCTAACCTCTGCCGCTGCGGGCCTCCAAGGAGTGAAAAGAGATCGGGCCGG